TTCTTATCCAGCGCCGCAAGTTGTTTCTGTGTGTAGCTCTTTTCAGATAGTCCCTCGAAAAACGGGTAGAAGCTGTGACGGCAATTATAGCCTCCCAATCCCGCACCCGTTCCGTATCCTGTAGAAGTCACAAAGTCGGGATATTTGCTGCTCCCATTACGGGAGTACACCTTGCCCTGCCATTCTTGGTGAGAAGGCCGCGCCCCGATATGCGCTGAAACTTCCACCAAGTCAGCGCCCATTTCATCTGCGCGGGCAAGCTGTAATTCTGCGGTTGTCTGCCCGATCCCCGTCAACAGGGAGCGCCGCAAGGCAACATCTATTTTATCCGCGTATCCATTTGGATACAAAACAGGCAGGGCGCTATCGCCCACCTTTTTGATTGCAGCCCTAAGCGCCTGGTCATAACTCATCGTTCCCGTAATGACTTGCTGATAAACCAGATTAGAAGCGTCCATAAATGCAGTCTGTGAAGTCAACGCGGTAGTAGCAGTCAAGTTCAGAAATTGCGCGTTTGTCTTACTTAGTCCGACTTGTAATACTCTCAACATTTGGGGGGATAAGTTCAACGGTAGCGGGGACAAGCCTGCCTGCATGTAAATGCTATCATCGAACTTGAGCGCCTTCACCCCGGCCTGTTCAAATGTTTCTTTCAACACCTTTTCGCTCTTGCCCGTAAGTCGCGCCAGCTTCTTGATTGTATCTTCGTACACCGCGCCGCTTTCTATCATCCGTTGCATTTGCCACGCGGCGGTTGCGGTAGGCTCGCCCACCTTCTTTATTCGCCTGGCAATGTCCTCGAGAACCGATTGCTCAAACTCAGAAAACAAGTCGGTTATCGGAACAGACAGGGCGTCAAGCTGTGTGGCGGTTAACATCGCAATAGAAACAAACCCAGCCGGTTACAACGGCACCCCAAGAAACATATATCGCTGATAGGTAGAACAGGACGGATAAAACGAGTAACATTAGGCAACCTGATTTCCTATCTCGAATAGATCCATTGAAGCCTGACTTTCTGCGTCTATCTCAGCAATTGCGGCCTTTGCCGCTTCTTCGGTTTCGCCGTATTCTTGTACTCTGTATTCCCACTTTGCAAGAAGTTTTCTATCCACATCCTGCCTGTTCTGTTCCCGGCGCGCGTCTGAATCGGTAACAATACTGTCATCAAATTTATATGACGCTTCATAAGTGCCACGCGGGGCAAGATTGTAAATGGTTGCCCATACATCGCAGGCATATAAAAGGTCATCTAAACACCGCTTCAGGCTTTTTTGTGTATCTGTTACAGTTGCATAACTTCTTTGTTTTGCTGATTTTATTTCGGTTGCGGTCTTATCAACATACTGTGGATCTGATAACGTGCCATAGGCCAATCCGCAGTTGAACTCTACCCGCTTCAAGATAGCATCCAAGGATTTCAAATACTCCTCTTGTCGGATGTTTGGCGTCCACTCTTCGAACAAATCTTCGGACTTCCCGATCTGGCCGGATTGTTTTAGCGTTTTATATAGGCGCTTATTAGGCAAAATCGGTTTATCGTTGCTGTCCCTGTCAAACGCCAGTACATCAACATATAAGGCGCGTTGTGCGCTGTCCAACTCCCAAAGGAACTGCGACCAGAGCTTGTCTGCCCGTTCGATCAGATTTGTTTTGCCTGTCTGCGCTTTTGCAAAACAACTAATACCCAAAGGGCTGTCCATATCAATATTATTAGAAACGGGATAGCGGAAGTAACCGAATAGCGGACGATCAACGCCGGTTATCATGGCTTCTTCTTCCAACTCCGCCCAGGCGTCAACAGACTCTAGCGGTATTTCAGCACCTAATGTTTCCTTGCTGGTGCTTTTGAATGCCTTGTTTGTAATCTGATAATCACTCCCTAGCGCCTGGTGGAACTCCAATCGGGTGTAATAATTGTTATTGATCGTCTGCGTATCTACGAAAATACATGACGTAATTTTCCCGTCATCGTCAAAGTCTATCGGGTAAAAGCTATCAGCGGCCACATAGTTAAATGCCAGCTTATCGCCATTCGGGTAGGGCTTGATTATCATCCCGCCCAAAGCGCAGCCAACTTCCGTTTCATCGCGCAGCCTTGACAAAACTCTCTGCATGTTCTCGTTCAGGAAGTCGGCCCGTACAGATCCGGATACTTCGGCCTCCATTTCGATTGTGACCGCCCTTGCGATCTCAGACGCAACCGCACCAGGAAGGCCAAGCGAGAATACATCAGTCGTAAGCCACGCGCCCTGATTGGTGTACATATCGCGCCACGATTGCAGCGCGGCAACCATTTCAGAACTCATCGCAATGTCAACATTAACAGCCTGAGAAATTGTGCCTTTATTTAGCATATTGTTTATCCTATCACGTAGCCACGCAAGTATTTTTTGAAACATATTTACCTATTGTTATTTTTTACTGCCCTCTCACGCGCCAAATTAGATTATGGGCATAGCGCGTTCTGTCAATACAGTGGTTGTTTTTGTCTGGATATTTGGTAATAAACTCACCATCTTTTGTCTGTTCCAACTCATAGTTTAGAAATTCTTCGGCATGATGTGGAGCGCGTCTATCGTCTATTATAATTGATTTTAGAGATTGTAACCATTTAATTGAGTAATTCACCGAATCCGGCCCCTTCTCCGCTCCGCGAATGTTCGCGCCGTACTCCCGGTAATCAGCGATGCTTTTAGGCTCTGCGCTGTCAGCAATAATCAGGTCGTTTCCAGTAATCCCCTTTTCATTGATAAGATAATTATAGGTTTCTCTGTTCGATTGTTTCCATGCCCAATACTCATCATAAATATACAGCGTCAAAGTAGACGGGCTATAATAGCTCCTGCCCCAAACAAACGGGTCTGGATAATAACCCCAATCAATTCCGTCATCATACCCGTTGAATGTGGCGATCTCGTCATCTGTTATTTCCCGGATTTCAACGTTCTCGAATACCTGCCCGCCGATACCCGTGGCCTCCCCCAGATATTCATGCCGATACGCATCTTCGTTGACGCTTTTCAAAAACTCGGCCTCGTCCAGGAACACAGTGCCCAGCCATTCTCTAGGCACTGAAAGGTAATTTGTGCGCAGGTGCAAACGCCCCGGCTTTGGAACTGCCAGATATTTATTGCACCAGTGGTTTTTACTTCTCGGCGTGTTCCAACTTGCAAATCTGTATGCCTTATCCCCACCGCGTAAAGCCGACTGAACCACATTTCTTACCGCGGCCTCCCCGCGAAATTGGTCAAACTCTTCAAACCATAATATAGCAATGTACCCAAATTCGGGCTTGATGCTTTTCAGATTTGTTGGGTCGCCAGCACCGCTGAAATATATCGTTTGTCCAGTAGGTATATATTTCATTTCTAGCGGGTTTATTGTCATCTTGAATTTGTCGGATAAACCAAGTTCATTTATTGCCCACTTCAACTGGCTGAATACGCTTTTTCGAAGAGTATCGCTTACCTGCCTGAGTGCTAGCATGTGCCACTGTGGATTATTGACCAGCAACATCACAGATACAAGCGCGAAGAATGACGACTTGGTAGAACCACGCCCGCCATCGAAGGCATACTCCCAATTGTTACCGGCTAAAATATCGCGGTATGCGTCCAAGAAGTCGCGGGCAATCATGTTGGCTGGGATGATTATGTTTTCAGGAGTTTTTGTTTGTTCTTCTTTTTCTTCTGGTGGTGGCACTTTGCCATAAGCATACTCAAGAAACGCCTTACGATCACTTGGATTCTTGCTGCTAGACATTGCCAATAACATCGCTTCAATGCGCGTGATGATATTGTTGTATTTGTCTATTGCAACATCTTCGCTGGCAACCCGCTTTGCTAACTTCCGCAACGTGTCAAAGTCCTTCGGCCTGCCATGCGCCCGAATACGCGGGTCTCTATCTTTCCCCTTGCCTTTTTTGAACGGCTTCAAGTTTGCCAATTGTTTTGGCTGTCCGTTAGGCATCTCTCTGTAAACTCATTCTACCCGCGCAATCTCAAGCGCCGGGAACGCGGTTGCCATGCGCTCTAAAGTGACGGCGCAATATTTTTCACTCACTTCAATCGCTCTGCATTTGCGCTGTAAGTTCTCACAGGCGACAAGGGTAGTCCCGCTGCCAAGAAACCAATCCATAACAACATCATTAATATCTGTTGACTTTTCAATCGCCATAGCAGGGACTTCTATTTTTTTTTGTGTGGAATGAAGATAGTTTTGTTTATTTTGTGCGCCAAAATTCCATACATTACTCTCGCGATGTCCACGTAGTTTGTGCCTACCTTTGACACAGTAGAATATAAACTCATGACGCGGACTGTAATCGCCTTCTAAATCCCCACTCGACCAGTCTACCTTGTCCCAAACAATTATATTTTTTATCTGTATGTCCTTTTCAATTATTGCTTCCCAGCGGGAATAAACATCCCAGCGAGTACAAATGTAAATCGCCCCGCTGTCATTGAGATAATTTACGGCGGACGGTATCCAATCACCGTTTATTTTTTCGTCACCGTGTAATTTATCAAACTTCTCGGTTGCTGTTCTTCCGTTTGATTGGTAAGATATTCCATACGGCGGATCGAAGAAACCCGCCCCCGCCTTCTCGCCCCCCATCACCCGCTCAACTACCGCCGGGTCGGTACAATCGCCGCAAATCAGGCGA